CCCATCCTCACCCTCTTTAATGCCGGTCACCCTGAACTGCTGGACAGCCAAATCCGTGGCATCAATCGCCCAGACATTTTCAGTGGCGGGAGTTTCTGAATATTCCGTAGTGACAGTAACCATCTGCCCATTGACGGCTTGGATAGTTCGCCCTTCCGCTTTACCAGACGGCAGGTTCAGGATTAACCGCTCACCTACTTTCGCAGACGATACCCTGTCGAGCGTGATGTTACGCCCATCTACCGCACTGATACGTCCGCCCAGTACACGACCGGAAAACATTTCATCCGCCACACCAATAATGTAACCGGGTAAGGGGATCTTTCCATCCAACCCCACCGTAAACGACACCATCCGGTCATATTCATTGGTGTGCAGTACCCATTTCCCGCGCCGTATCGCCTCACTCTGGCGGGTACAGCCAATCGCGGTGATATCGGCCTGTTTAACCCCGAATCGGCGTATCAGGCGGTTTTCGAAAACGGGTTCTATGGCATCCTGATAGCCGTTCTGCGGATCTGACCAGCTCACCATCGCGGTACTGTAATGAGTCTTCTCGCTGGCACTAGCATAGGTAAATTTACCGTCACGGACATTGGCACGGGTATAGATGTGATCCATATCCCGCGGCATATCGGCCAGTGCGTTCATGTTGTTATTTGCCCAGAACGTCATGCCCCGAAAGATACCAGCAATGTCTCTCAACACTGTCCATGCATCTTCTTGCGACTGGATATACACATTACAGGTGAATCTCGGCTCCTGACCGCCCTTACCATCAGGCACGGGCTGATCGCAATATTGGGCGATACGGTACAAATCCCATTTTGCCAGGGCAAGGTTTTCAGCTTTAACCCGTGTACCGATGCTGAACCGGTCATTAATCATCAGGTCATACAGTACCCACGCCGGATTATCCGTCCATGCCCATTTAAATGACCCGTCCCATACACCGGAATAATGGCGGCTTTCGGGGTCATAGTTAGCCGGAACGCGGATAATGCGCATCTTCGGCTCACAGGATATCTGGGGAATGTTGCGGAACTGTTTGGCATCAAACTGGACAAAGAGTAAGGCCGTTTCAGGGTAGCTCAGTTTGGCGTCAATCACCTCGGTGATTGCCTCTACCACCATCGTGTCAAATATGCGGACACTGGTCTGTTTGGGGGTCAGGCGACGAACGCGAACCATCCAACCCGTCATCGCTTTCGGTAAATCAATGCGGTGTGACCTTGGGTATTTGGTTGTCGTCTTACCATCGACTGCCGTTTTCAAAACTTCCTGATAAGCCCCGCCATCGGTCGCCACATCTATCGCGTAGTCAATGACATAGCCGACCGTATCCCCATTGTCTTCTTTCTATTCCTGTAATGGTCCCCACAAAAGCCGGATGCGAACCGCAGACAATTGGGTATTGGTCACAGATCGCACCCATGACTCAACTAACTCCGTGCCAACCGTAATATCATTCTCTACGGCTGGCATCCCCTTGATATGATCCTGATGGGGCGTGCCGGGGCGAAATTCCCACTTCACCCCCTGAAAATTTGCCTGACCATCGGGGCCAATAATCGGCGTGTTATCCAGAAAGATATTGGTGCCGTCCAGACCACCCGCAAACTCCCCTTCACCGAGTGCCAGTAAGATTTTAGCGTAGGAGGTCGATTGCAATGAATCCGGCGACTCGACCGGAGTGCGTGGACTTTCACCGCCGCCTTTACTGCCCCGAATTAACTGATTAGCCATATTTCACCCATAAAAAAGGCCGCCGTAGCGACCTGTTAAGACTGTTGAAGTTTATTGCTGATCTTCGGCATAGATACCTGCCGAGATGATGGCACCCCCGATACGACGTTTGCCGTATCCAATCGGAACCGGGTTACCCTGCGCGATGGAGTTGACTGGCCCACCAAACGCATAACTGGGTTTATTGTCGGGATCTTCCCGTCGAGCCAATCCGCCCGGCATCGGTGATAACATTTGTACTACGCCCCCCAGCATCATAGAAACCCCGGACATCACGAGCGGAACCCCATACGGCGTTGCCCACAAAAATGCCCCGGCCACCACCATCACTGCACCGAGAATAGTCTGAAAGATACCTGCTTTTTTGCTGCCAATGATCACCGGTACAATCCGAATGTCGCCTTCACCGGATAATTCCAGTTCATCACGGCTGATATTGCGTTTTCCGATGAATACGGCAAAAGTCAGCCCGCGCTCTTTAGCGGTTAACAGAAACTTTTCGAAGCCGTCAATAAGGACGGACAACGCCCTGATAGCCTCTATGGGGGATGATACCGCCAGCTTATATTCCCGCCCGAATTGGGGTATCAGCACGCCAGAAAGCCGTATTGTTCGTAATGTATTCATGAATTTACTCCAAAAGAAAACCCTCCGAAGAGGGTTGACTAACTGTGGGTTAGTTATTATTGCTCTCGCCATCCATACTTAACTTGTAAGCATCTCATCATTTCATTTTTAATGATAAATGGATTTCCAGCAGCACCCCAGTTCGCGGCTTGCTGGGTTGCAATATTCATGCACTCATATTTATCTTTTTCAAGGTCGGATGGTGATTTACTATCATGAATCAAAATTAAATTGTTTTCGCACACCCAGATAGAAGAAGTGCAAAAAGCACCAGATTGCTATTTTTTTCATTATGATACCCTTCGTTATAGGTGCATAAATAATAGCAGATCAAAAGTTATTGCGAAGAACAATTATCGTTCTCTCCTGCCAGTACCCACTATATGGGACTCTATGGCTGAGTTGCCCATACATATGGTGGATCATCAATCCGTCTCCGATATACACCCCTGCGTGGTTAGGTTCGTTGGCCTGTACCTGCATAATAATTACATCGCCTATCTGCAATTCACCACTGCATTCAGTAAACCCAGCATCTGCATAATTCTTCATATACAGATTTTCGCCACGATCCCACCAGCCATCTGAGCGTTCAAAATCAGGGATATCAATATCACGCTCCAGCCGATACCAGTCACGGACAATGGCGTAACAATCCCAAATACCATGGACGAACGGGCGACCGAGCAAGGGCTTAACCCCCTCAGTCGGCATAATGGTACGAATGTCGCCTCCGGCCAAGAGACAATAATCCACGGCACGTGTGACAGGTCACATTGTGCAATATCCAGTTGACTGGGTTGCGTCGTCGCATCGGGGTGACTGTGGACGATGGCTATAATAGTGCCGATATCCTCAGCCTCGGCATAATCTTCGGGGTGCATGCTGAACTGCTCTGTCGGAGACGGTGCAGTATTGCGGCAACGGATATATTGCTGTTTGCGACTATTTTGAATCACCAGACCACAACATTCATTGGGATATTTGGCTTTGGCATGATCCATGATGGATTGGATAATATATGGACGCATATAGATTCCTCTATATAACAAAAAACCCGCCGAAGCGGGTTAAATTATATTTAAATTAATTTTTTAGAATCGGTAACCAACACCAATCATCCATGTGCCCACTTTGACTTCACCAAGTTTTGAATATTCATATGATGCGTCAATCGCTATATTAGGGATCGGGTTAATCTGTAAGCCAGCAGCATAGGCGAGTTCAGTTTTACTTTCGCTGTGTGAAGATCCATTTATCTTGTTTTTGGCTTCCACTTTACCATGACCCGAGCCAACTAAGCCGTAAGCACTCACATATTCATTGATGCGATACGCAGGGCCAGCTGTCAATGAGTAATAATCTAAATCAACAGTGCCCGTTTTGTGTCCACCGTAATAATATTCATACCCTTGATGAGTATATGCTAACGAACCAATCACACTCCAATTATTATCAAATTCATAGCGATATTTGATATTAAAACCTTTTGGGTTTTCTTTTAATTTATCACCCCCAGACTTAACATGGCTCTGCGCATATCCTGCCGAAATAGTGCTTTCACCAGCCGCACAAGCTCCCATTGACACAATAGACATTCCTGCGGCAACTAATGATGCCAAAACTAATTTTTTCATAATTAAATCCTTAGGTAATAAAAAAGCAAAGGCAGCATTATAGAGAAAAGGCGGATATAGAGAACCTTTTTTTATCTTTTTGTGCTTTCTGAAATTTACAGATAGTGGGTTTATCACTTTCTCAGCAACGCAGAACCGGGGAAACCGCCGAACGGCAATTGCGCCGCCTCACCATGTCGGGCTTTACAATCACTCATCAGTCCACCGCAAGCATCTCGTGATGGGTCATGAGTCGGATTACCGTCTTCATCAAAATACCGATCACCGGTATAGTTGCAGGGGGATTTGCGATATAACCCACGCATACACCACGTACACAGACTATGAATTTGCCGGGTGGGAATTTGAATCCCCTGTAAGTCAGCGGGAGAAGACAAGGCAAACTTGATGGCCGTATTATCCTCATGCGTCTTACTGTCAATATAGTAGACGTCGATTTTCTCTTGCGTCGGGTTAGCTTCTGGATTGCCTTCGGGGAAATTACGGGCATCCAGATAATGCGCAAAGGTCATACGGATGGTGACGCGCGCCTGCGCCATATTCTGATATGCTAAACACATGGCGCTGATAGTGCCGTCTAGATTGGCAACACTGAGTGTCGGTGAGGCTGCGCTGCCATCACTGCTGACCTCCAGCCCTTCAATTTTGACAGGCCACGGCTTATATTCCACCCCTTGCCACCAGATAGACTTTATGGGTAACTGATCGGTGTTTTCCAGTTCATTTTCTGTATACGGGATGGGCTGATTATGAAAATACAGTTCTGGCCCACCAAAGGCCGAGCCATCAACAACAAACAATAGAATCTTATCCCCCGGCGCAAGACGCTGGAGATCGGCATTAATTGTCATGAGATATCCTAGGGTTGATAGGTAGTTTCAAACGTGGCGGTGAGTTGATACATCTGTTCATGCATGCCATTCATGCCCAGTGCTGTCACTCGGTGCCCCTGGCAGACATATAACCCTAATTCAGATAAGGGATTGCGCCACTTGAAGGAGCGCCACCCCTGATGACGAAGCAAGAACTGGCGGATTTCGCCAATATATTGCTGGTTGCCAACGAAAGTTAACGGCCAGCTTTGATGATTACTGTTGATGCCATCACCACTCCGCTGACTATATCCATCTCCAAACTGAACAGTGCGCACTCGCTGAGTAATATCGCCAGTCGGATTGACACGCGGGATATAAGTAAATTCTTCTAATTTCATTATCGTCCTCCTTTAATTGCATTACTGAGTATGCCGCCTTGACCTAAGTCTCTGCCTATCAATGCACGATAACGTTGTTCAACGAACGCCCTATCTCGCTGCCAAACTGCTCCCACCCAGGAGACGAAGTTGAGTCAGATCCCTTGTCATTTATGACAATGCTGACTTGCGGCGCAGTACCGGCACTCACTCCCGCTGGCATCAGCGCACGAACGCCCAGCGAACCATCAGCGGCACGAGTGAGCGGCATGATGGCTTCTGGCCCCGCCTCCCCCATTAGCCCCGCGCCCTTAGCAAAGGCGAAGAAAGTCGGACTACTGACAATCTGCCCGCTGTAGGCACTGAGACTCGGAGAGGAAAAAACGCCCCCTTTAGCGAGAGCACTGATATTCTTGGGCGGCATCGGCACAGCCTGACCATTCGCTAGCGTTGTACCTCCAGATGCACCGCCCACAACCCCACCAGCAACCCCCATGATGGATTTCAGTATGAGGTTGGTTATAATAGCTTGCGCCGCCATATCCATCAGGTTCTGGATAATACTTTGCGTAAGGGAGGAAAACAGGCTGATCATGCCGTCTTTGAATGACTGGGTGCCGGTTAACATACCCGTTAAAATGTTAGACATACACTCTTGTGTTACGACAAATAAATTTACCGTCATTTTCTGTATCCGTCCCTGACTGGCATACAATTGCATGGCGGCTTCATAGCGACGTTCATTAGTTTCATTATCCGCAGCAATAATTAACTCATTTTTTCGCTGTTCACTGATAATCTGTGTTTCCGCATAGGTGTCATACAAGGCTTTTTTGCGGGCCAGTTGGTTATCCAAAT